CCGCCTTGATAGCCACCCCCGCCACCACCCGCCACAATAAGATACGTTGCGGTGACAGGTGGCGTACCAAACATGGCTTGGAAGAGGGTATGGTAAGCAAACATTAGTATGTGTACCCTTGTGAGGCTGTGCCGTACCAGTTTGTGCCGTCAGCAACAAAGGCAATAATGTCCAACTTACCAAGCGTGGCAGTAATAGTCGGCGCGCCGCTTGAGTTCCACTTAACGCTTGTAAAGGTTGCCGTTGTGGCAGAACCCGAGGCGGGTTGCTTGAGCAACAAGGTAAACGATTTACCGGCGGTTGCCGTGGGCATGGTAAACGTACAAGCCGTGGCTGATGTTAGTGTAGCCGTCAAAATTGTACCGGCGGTAATTGCCAAGGTGGCTGTTGCACCAACTGTGCCGCTTGCCACAATGGTTTCGGTATACGCCGTAGGTGTAAAGCTAGTCGATGATGTGAGCGTAGTAAACGCGCCCGTGCCAGGTGTTGTTGCCCCCACCGTGCCGTTAATGTTGATACTTGCTGTACCTGTCAGGTTAGTGACTGTGCCGCTTGAGGGTGTGCCTAACGCGCCGTTAAACGTAACTAAAGCACCGGCTGAACCGACGTTAACGCCGAGAGCCGTTACAACACCTGTGCCGGTAGTCGTAGTAGACGGTGCAACACCTGCGCCACCACCAATGACCAAAGCACTAGCTGTCAAAGCCGCTGAAGTTGCCCAAGTCGTAGCACTTGAGAAATAAGGTATGCCGCCTGAAGTACCGGCAACGGTTAAAGCGGGGGTGGTGGTTGCGGTAGCAACCGAAACTACACCGCCGGTAAAGCTAACAGAAGTTACCGTTCCCGAGCCTTTGTTATTAAACGTCGTCCAATCGGTTGAGGTCAAATAACCATTGACCGAAGTTGTAGCCGCCGCCATTGAAATGGCGGGCGTATTACCACCTGACGATACAACGGGTGCCGTGCCGGTGACAGAAGTCACCGTGCCGGTTGTGGGTGTTGCCCAAGAAGGAATGCCAGCGGTCACGGTCAACACTTGACCCGTTGTGCCAATAGTTAACTTAGACAAAGCCGTAGTTGTTGAGGCGTACAAAACATCGCCTACCACATACGAACTTTGACCCGTGCCACCATTGACTGCAATTAACGTGCCGCCAAGGGTCAACGTGCCGGACGTTGTGATTGGCCCACCGGTTAAAGTCAGACCTGTTGTGCCTCCCGAACCGTTAATTGATGTAACCGTACCTGTACCGGCAATAGATTGCCAAGTTGGAGGCGAAGCACCGTTGGACGTCAAAACTTGCGCGGCTGTACCGGTCGTGCCCGCTAACGACAAAGTTGAGTCAATGCGTAATGTTGTGACCGTAGCTGCGGCAGCGGTAGTACCACCAAGAATTAAACTGTTGGCTGTACCACCTGTAATGGCGACTGCTGAAGCGTTTTGGGTAGACATCGTACCCAAACCGGTAATGTCGGTGTTGGGGATCGTGGCCGAAGCAGTCAAGGCTGCTGTGCCTGTACCCTTGACGTAACCCGTCAAAGTTACCGCACCCGTGCCACCGTAGGGAACGGTAATGGTTGAACCGTTCCAAGCACCGGCAAGCACCGCACCAGTAAGCGTGATGTTACGAAAGGTCGCATCGCCCGAGGCGTCTTTGACCGACATTGTGCCGGTAGCGGCGGGCACGGCAATTGTAAAATTACCGGACGCATCATCAGACGACAACGTAGTCGTGCCGCCTAGTGTACTGGCATCAAAAATTAAGCGGCTCATGGCAATCCTTTATTCGTAGACAACAGTTGCAGCAACCGTACCGCTAATCACCACGTTTAAGCCGTTATTAAAAAAGCTGCCGTCGTAATTACCCATTGGGTAATAGGTAGCCGCAACTGGCGTAAACACACCAAACATTGTGGTGGCGGTGCCGGTTTGTACGTCATAAATGGTGATTGTGGGCGTGGCCGAGGCGGCGCTTACAAAGATGCCTTTTAACTTGCCTTGACCAACTTTGATCTGTTTAGATGCCGTGATGTAGGTGTAATTTGCCATGATATGCCTTACGAAAGAAATTTAAGTCGATAAAGTGTAGAGAGATAAAGTTCAACAATCCCGTCAATCAAATTCTGTAAAGCTGAATCATCTTTGCCGCAAATTTCGTAACGATATTTCTCAATATCTTCAAGTTGGTCTTCCAAGAACTCGGTCACGTTTGCCGTCTTTTTAGAAGATTGCAAAGTAATCGCACCAATCAAACCGTGCCGGCCTTGATAGGCTTCAGCAAACGAATCAGCCAAATCAATGATGTTCTCGTAAAACTTTTGCAACGCTTTGTGTTTGGAATAGCTGCGAGTGTTTAGATGTACGCTGTGCGTAACATCGCGCGCTAGAAAAAACATCCCTACGAAATCGTTGCACTTCATTGTGGTTGCTCCATCATTGGGGGCGGTTGCATTTGATCGGGTGGCATCATGCCTTGGTCAGGCGGCATCATGCCTTGATCCATAGGTGGCTGCATCATGTCTTGCTCCATAGGCGGCATCTCAAACTGTTGCCGCTGTGGTGCGCCACCAATCAGATCACCCGTATCCATTGCGGCGGCAACCGTACCCATCACGATGTCTTGAATCTGCTCAAAGGTCATGCCGGCTTGGACTGCTGAAATGCGCTTGGTTTCAGCGTCGAACGCTTTGATCTGCGCCTCATAGTCTTTGCGCTCAGACTCTTGGACTTCCATAGATTTAGCCACGTTTTGCAACATAGTGTGCATCTGCTCCATCTCTTTAGCCATTGCTTGCATCTGCTGCTCGGCGGCTTGCAAAGCTGGGTCTTTGTCACCATCATCCATCAATTTAGGATCAATGGTCTTGGCAAAGCGTTTAGCCATCTCTTGCGCACCAGGCCAATCCATGTTCTTAATGAACAGATCGCCCGCAACCGCCCACAACTGAGGATTGCCTTGGAGTAATTGACCCATAGATTCCAACGCCTCTTGGCGTTTGGTCATGTAGCTTGGGCCGGTGGTGACCATCACGTCGTACGTTCCAACGCTCGGGTTGTAAATCTTGTCAATCTCAATACCGTTTTGGTCAACTATTTTCTTAACCGGTTCTTGCTGCATGGGGTCAATCTTGGCTGAATCAGGCTCACCGTCCTCACCCATGATTCTAGCTACCCGCTGCGTGTCATAAATCTTAGGCACTAAGTTAATAATTTGGCGCGTAATGTGCCGAATGGCGCGAGCCAAATTATCAACGTAGTGATAAGTGCCGGTGTCAGTCTGACGCTCGCGCGCCATGATAGCCTTGCCAGAACGCTCGTTGGAGGTTGCACCAAGGCTAGAGTCATATTGCCCTGTTGTTGACTTAATATCGTCGCTAGCGCCCGCTTTGGCTTGCAGCAAACCGCTTGACGCCATAGGGGGTTGAGCGCGTTGGGGGAGCGGTAATGCACCACCCGCACCGTCGGTCACATCAGGGTTAACTTCCAAATACGGCCAGTTGGTCGTGTTGGCAGTTTTCCATTGCGTTTCGTAACCCTCAAACTGACCGCCATAGCCGATAAACGGTGCTTTGGGTGCCAAAGCCAACATCTCAGCCTCTTGGCTTACCCAATAGTTGTACATCCGCTGTGCATCCTTGGCGTTACGAACAATGCCCGACACATGAATGCGCCCGTCAATCTCAAATTCGTTGCCGACCACCCGCACAACCGGAATCCAATCACCTGCCCAATCATTGCTTTCCAACACTTCAAAACCGTTAATCTTGCAATGCTTGACCTTTTTTACGTCAACAATGCGGCTCTTGATTGGCTTCATGCCCATCTGAACCATCTGCTGGTCTTCAGGTGAGCCCTTCATGGCGCTCACGTTGCCGTAATATAAATTGAGCGTAGCCTTCTCATGCTCAACGTAGTAATAATCGGCAATCCGAATAGTATCTACGCTTAACCAAGGTGCGTAGGATTCGTTGCCCACGCTTTGCGCTTGTAAAGACGACACAGGTTGTGCGTCAGGAAACATCCGCTCAAAGTCTTCAAGCATCAAGTCTTCGGTCACAAAACACCATTGGGCGTCTGACCCACACGGGTCTTGGATTGTCGGATCCATGTAGACTGAGAAAGAGTTACGAATACGCCCAATCTTAATGTTCTGATCAAACGAATTGGGGTTCTCATACTCGGTGAGTAACCGGATATAGCCTTCGCCGTACGCCACTTGGTTCTCACAAGCGGTGTCATACGCCACATCTGCGTCAGACATATACTCAATGTGACGCACCATGCCGTTGAAAATCTCAGCAACTTCAACGTCAGCCTTGTCGTCAGCGGGGATTACTTTCCCACTTGGTCGATTTTGGCGTTGGTCGTTGGTGACTTGTCTGACGTGCTGGGGCAGCTTGTTAATAGTAAGGCAGGGGCGCGCATTGATGGTTTGACCTTGAACCGAGCCCCGAGTAGCCAACACGTCGGCTGGCCATTGGAATTGATTGTCCGGACTTGCTGCGTAGAATCGAAGATCATCAAGTTCATCCTCACGGCTATCAGAATAGGCAGATATCGCCATTGTCATGCGATGCAATGCGGTTTCTATGATGTCTTTTTCTTTCATACAAGGCCTATGACATCCTTATCTTTCATTATGAGAAGACCATCATACGTCCTGTCAATCGTGCCGCTGTACATGACATGATCACCTACGCTCACCATCAAAGGTCGTTTGGAGTCTTTTCTGCCAGGGCCAACTGCCACTACCACACCCGTTTGGGTGTCTGTTTCGGGTAGGATTAGCAACCCGCTTTGCACAAACGGGTCGGGGCGTACCGCAATGTTGTCGTGTAGAGGTTGGATCATTTCTTCTTTGCCGTTTTTGCAGACTGCTTAAAGTCTTTGGCGGTTGGCGCACCAGCAGCGCCAGGCTTACGCATCTTCTCGCCGCTTCCGGCTTTGATGCGCTCTTGCTTTGCGTTGATATTTGCGTAGAGTCCAGTTTTCAACATTTCCACCGTTTTAAAGAAGCCTTTGCACGTTCGCCATCTTTAGCATGGGCTGCAACCGCACCCATTCTTGCACAAAAAGACGCCTTGCGTCCCTTGTCTGCTTCAGTCTTAGGATTGGGGGCGGGTGCTTTTAAGTTGCTACCCGTAGCGGCGTTGTATTTCTCACGCCCTTTGGCAGTCAACCCTGCACCCTCTTTGACAGATAGCTTCTCGCCTCGCCCTACAGATAACGACACGGATTTCTTAGCCACTACGCCCCCATCCAAGAAGTTTGTACGCCGTTCGGCGAATAATTGCGACTCTTAGGTTCTACATACTCACGGTGCGCGACAGGAAACGCAAACGTCACGCATATAGCATCTGCTGCGTCCGGAGAAGCCAACCCCCTCGCCTTCATGTCTTTCTTAGACTCCAAAAAGATAGTTCCTTTTGAATCCGGCTTCATTACAGGTGATATTAAATCAGTTTTAAGCACTCTGTCACTAGGAATCGACGCGGTTTTCAGCCATTGACGCATATCACCCCACATCTGAGCCCTTAAATTACCATACATGAGTGGATTTTTGGATTTATTTCCAAAATTCACGCCTCTAATCTTGTAGCGCTGCTCTTTTAAGCGATCCACAACGCCCCCGCCCACGCCACCTTCGTCAATCACCACCAACGCGGGCTTATATTCCTCAATCGCCTCAATGACGTGCCCCACGACCGTCATCGTATCGTCGCCCTTAAAGCGTTTGATGCCAATAATGTCACGCCCTTGTCTGATAGCGATCACGGTTGAGTCCGAGCCGAACCGCGCAGGGTCAACACCCACAATAATGGGGGCGGATAGGTCTTTGAGGCGGGCTCTTCGCATGGCTTCGTCCACAATGGATGACGATATGAACTGATCATCACCCGCAGAAGGGAAATCGCCGTAGACCTCGACCGCAGCTTGTGATGAATCGGCGCCATATTCGTCGATAATCTGCTGATACACCGCCTTATCCGTCCCCTCGACCGTTCTTGCGTCCACAATCTTGGTGTTCCAAAAATCACGCTTGGAGTTGTGGCATTCGTAGAAGTAACCGGTATTGCGGCGCGGGTTTGAGAACGCCAACCAAAAGCGGTTAGGTGTGTTCTCGGTAAAGAAGCCCGCAGTCACCGCCCAAATGGCGTCGTCAATACCGCTTGCCTCATCAAAGATCACCATCACACCGTCGTAGTTGTGAACCCCCGCGTACGCGTCAGGGTTCTCGCTTGACCAAAGACGACCTTCCACCGACCAATAGCGTGTGCCTTTTTTTAGGTCACGCTCAACCAACTCGGTCATCCATTTGGCGGGCATGAGCCGTGTGGCGCTGACTTCAAACCAATGGCTGTTAAGTGACATGGCCAACCACTTGGTAATCTCTGCCCAGGTGACTGAGCGCAACTGTGATTCTGAGTTAGCCGAAATGATGGTGGTCGAGCCAATCCGTGTGGAGAGCATCCATAACGTCAACCAACTGACTAACGCTGACTTACCAATACCGCGACCGCTTGATGTGGCCATCCTGAACGTGTCAAAGTCAACCTTGCCGCCGTTCTGCTTAATGTGAGCAGTCAGGTCAGTCAGGACTTCGCGCTGCCATTTGCGTGGGCCAGTAAAGTTTTCTAACGGTGTGCCTTTTTGACCCCAGGGAAATGCAAACAACACAAACGCTAGGGGGTCATCTTTGATCTTGGGCGACCAAAGCGCTGACATTAGGCGCATCTCTTCGGCGGCGCTGTACTGTGTCGTTTGCATTATTTGCCTAGGTTAATTTTTACCTGCCGTCCGTAACTAGGGGGCATTTTTTGGCCTGCATAATTTCGAATAAGCCCGTAAGGACTTGTGCTAAAGAAGGCGCGTTCTTCTTGTTCTTTACCTTCTTGCGGGGGATTAAAATCGTAAGTATCGTTGGCAACTAAATTACCGTTTTCGTCGCGCGAGTATTTAAACCGACCTAGCGTAGTTTGTATGTTACCGATCGGGTCAGCCATAGAGCCTAAGCCTGGGGATAAGGTCATGGGTATTTTACCGCGCTCGCGCAGTATTTTGCCTAATGCGTAGTAGTCGCGGTACTGAATGTCCCCCTCGTCGCCGCCGCGCAATAGTATCAATTCTTTGAGCGTTGCTAATTCTTCAGGCGAAAAGTTACTTTCAGTTATTGGTTCGCGTTTACCTTGTGCTGTTTCTAAAAACGTGCGCGCGTTAGTAGAAAACCTTTGCGCGGGTAACCGTTGGGCAACAAAATCAATTAGTTTGTTTACTCCCGTAACTTCAGGCGCTAATGCGTTGGAGGGCATTGTCAGGCTCCATATCTATAGTTGCGCTGTACTGTGTCGTCTGCATCAGAACTTCTTGGTGTAGCGGGCGTTGACGTTAAACATACCGCGCGGGCTGTACGTTCCACCAATGTCAAAGTTACCGCCATTGCCAAGGTCGGTGTTGTACCCTGCGTCTATGCCGCCAGGCATCATCTTAATCGTGCCGTCCGGCATCCGTACCATCACGCCCGAGGCACCTGCGCGTAAGTTGTCGCCTTGGTAACCGCCACGCGCCATTAGCGCTTCGGGCATAAAAGGAACCGTTTGATTGTTGGGTAGCTGCACATTGTAGCCACCCGAGTTGCCTTGAACCATACCTTGAAACGGCGATTGACGGCTAGGCATTGCATACTGATCGTCACCTTGTTGATTAAGCATTGCAACTTGGGTTGCAAAGTCAGGCTCAACATCGCCGCCCATCAACATCATCTTACGCCGCTCTTCAGGCGTCATGTTCTCGGACAAGTAGCGCAACATATTTAGATTCTTGGGCATTAGTTCGTTGGCCATTGCCGGACTCCGTGAGATTTAGTGCTGATTGTAAATGAAGAATATTAATAATAAAAAAATTTTTGGGGTGAACCCTCCGCTAGCTAGGGCTCCTCGG